TCTCTGATACCAATATTCTTAATGACATAAACAAACGCAACTCCGTCTATCTCTTTTATTTCATTAGAGACAACGTAATAGTTTTCCAGTGTGGTTTTCACACGAACTTTTTTAATGGTTTGTTTAAGTGTTTTCATAATGACTTTATTATACATAAAAAAAAGGGGTCTGTCAAGACCCCTTCAGGTAATTATCTACCTTTTATGCCAGGTCCTGACCTGTGTTGATTGATTGCCTTTATGGATTCTTGTAAGACTTCAAGTATACTTAATAGGAAATTTTTCATTTGAATCTTTCCGGATAGTTTAGGCGTTCCCATTCCTCATCCGTTACTGGCCACCAATTAGGCATCTTTAGAAACCAAAGGAATTTTCTTGATTGCATCTTGAACTTTGACCATGTTTTGTAGGCCAATTTTCAACATGCCGTTTACCAACTCAGCGTTTTCAATTTCAACCTTGTCGGCCAATTTGAATTCACGTGTGAAGTTACGGTTTGCAATACCTTTGAACAAGAAACTATCTGGTGCATCTTCGTCTTGTGTGTTACCTTTAACGACAAGCTTGTTGCCTTCAAGTGTAATTTCAATATCAGATTGTGCAAAGCCAGCAACTGCCATTTCAATGACAAATTTGTTGTCTTTTACTTGTTTGATATTGTATGGGGGATATGTCGCTTTAGCGATTTGTTTTGACATTGACTCCAATTCTTTGAACACATCAGTATAACCGATGGTGAATGGGTCGAATTTTTGGAACTGACTGAAAAAGTCTGTCATAGGTTTCTCCTTAAATAAGCAAGTTAATAAATTGTATCAACCCCAAATGGGCGTTGATGATGGTGTTTAACAAGGTTACCACCTACCTTGCTCCCATCCCGATGGGACTGAGACTATATCAATATTTATATCAGTTGTCAACCATTTTGTGGTTTTTTACCAATATTATATTTTGGTGTTAGTTGCCAGTCATTCTTTTCTTTGTGTGACAATATCTTAATCTGTGACAAGAAAATTGGTGTTGGCACCTCTGTTTGTTTTTTGTTAACTAATTTTACCAGACCCCAATCTTCTAATAGGTTTGCAATGGCATTCCTACGTGCTAAATCGTTTTCTGTAATGTCTGTTGGTTTACCATCTAGTGCAAATAGTTCTTTAAAATGCACCACGTAGTATTGACCACGTTTATGTAAGATGTGACAAGATTGGTATAATACCTGGTCTTTTTTGGAAGCAACACCAATACGAGTTAGTGTCTCTCTTACCTTTAAAAAATCGTCTTTATCATTTAATGTCACTTCAACCAAATCTTTAATGTCTATCATTATTCTTCACTCCGCCTGTATCTATTCTTGTTTTTATATCAGCGATTTGTTCATCGGTGAGGATACGTAAGGCTTCTCTTGCCTTGGAGTTTGAATAACCATAATAGGTCTTTATACACTCAATATCCTTCATCGAATCGGCCTTTTGCCATGGAACGAACTTTCGTTTCATAGGCCTGATACTATTTAGAAGATACTGGTATTGCATATCCTTGTCCAAATTTGGCCAAAGATTCATGTCATTGACATACAAAACACAGTCAAGGTGGTTGGAAAGAGACCTATTGACTAGGAATGGTGCGTAATTGTTGAAATCCAATTCTTCATCCGGCACCTTTTTTCTAAGGATGAAGTCTGCAAAATCGAACGGACTCATTTGAACTCACATTCAACCATCAATTCTGTTAGACATGCAATCAAGTTGATTTCATGGTCAGCAACAAATGCTCCTTGATATTGGTATTTCGCAAGAATTAATACCATTTGCGGCACAGAATTCGGCTTTAATTTTTCATACAAGGTATCATAGATACTTCTAAAGATTCTTGCCATATCATTGTCGATGTTATTTGTAACCCATTTTCGACAAGAAGCAAAGTCCTTGTTCATAATAGAAGAAATTAATTCACTCAGTTGCACATCGGAAACTGATGCCAGAATATCTTTATCAATTGAGCCACCAACACTATGACGCTGAAGCTCATTAAGAATACGGCGATTATCAGGAAAATGTTTCGTGATAACGGCAGCAACCACTTGCTTATCATAAGTTACTCCTTCTTTTTCTAAAATCCATTCAACACGTTTAAAGAAAGCCGCTGCCATCTTTTGTTTACTACCATTCAATTTAAAATCGACAACGGTGCAACGTGAATGAATTGCATCCAAAATACGATTTTTAAAGTTACATGTAAAGATGAACGAACAGTTACTAGAAACTTCTTCCATCATTCCACGCAAGGCTTTCTGAGCATCAGGTGTAAGATTGTCGGCCTCATCTAGGATAACGACCTTACGGCCTCCAGCAAGGCTCATAGATGTTGCATAGTTCATCACCTGTGTTTGCATGACACTAATACCACGTTCAGATGAACCATTGATTACAATATAATCGCAACCAACTTCTTCACACATGGCCTTGGCGATGGTAGTTTTACCGACACCAGCTGTGCCGGAAAGGAGTAAGTTGGGGATTTCTTTTTTGTTTACGTATTCCTGAAACGTAGATTTGATGTTTTCAGGTAAGATGCAATCTTCAATAGTTTTTGGGCGATACTTTTCTACCCACAAGATGTGTTCTGACATTCAAATTCTCCATAATATAATTAAACTTCATCAATCCATTTAAAGCCAAGAAGAAACTTGGCCATAAATCTGATAATGACATTTGGTTTTGTGGGTCTATACACAAACATATGTTCTGTGATTTGCCACTTACCAACATGTTTTTCAGTAGGTTTTATAACAAGTGAAGGTGTTACAGGTTCTGACCATGTTGTGATTGCACCTATACCAACACCACCATTAGAAATAAGATATTGGCCGCTAGTAACACTATTGGTGGCCCATTGTCTCTTGCGCCATTCGGCCATCCATTGTTCACTTGGTGTGAAATCCAAGTCTAAAGTTATTTGTTCAGTTAGAGGCCAAAAGAACTTAAACTCTAATTGTTCGGTCATTTCACACCATTCATACTTTCAAATAAAGCTTCAAACTCTTTTGATTCAGCCACTTCTGTTTGGAAAGAATTTTTGAATTGTGTTTTTGCCATGCGCTTGACAATCTTTTTAGGAATCTTCAGTTCATCATTAGCAATATCCACAATATCTTTCATCGCTTGGTTATTTGCTTCGTTTCTTTGCATGTGCATGACCATTTCATCAACATAACCTTTCAAGGTTTTTAATTGAGCGTCATCAAAAGAACCAAATAACGTATTCACTTTAGTCATATTAAGCTCCAAAAGACAAGTCAGAATCTTTAGCTTCGATTGCAATCCAATATTGCATATCTTCTTTGGTGTTCTTAAAGTAAGATAGGCCTTTGGATGAAATCTGAACTTCATATGAACCAGAAATCATTTTGAAGTTCTCTGTGAGGAACAAAGCTTTAAACTTCTTACCATTACCATCAGCAATTTCTGTTGAATCTGTGTGTGCTGAATTATCTTTTGCATCACAAGTTGTGATGTAAATCTTGGCACCATCAGATGAAATTGAAATGTTTGGTGATTGTAGAATGCTTGCTGTTTTGAGGATAGATGATAGGTCATCTTCACTCAATGTGAAAGACACATCAACAGATGGCAAAGTTAGGTCTTTGTCTGGTGGTGTCACAATCATTGTCTTAGTGGTCTTACGATAATTTAGTTTCTTACGACCTGATTTGAAGATAACATGTTTGTCATCAAAATCGATTTCACCGTCTTTGTATAGAGAATGAACGGATAGGAACTGGTTCAAATCATAGATACAAAAATCTTCGGGGAATTCATCCTTGACGCCAGCTTTGGCTAGGACGGTTTTAGTTGCGGAAATAGTTGATAGTTTTTTACCGTTCTTAAACTCAATGCCAGGATTAATATTGGCAAAGTTTTTAAGGACTGTTAAAGTCTCAGCTGATAATTTCATTACGATACTCCTTGTTTCAATTCACTTAGTATACTTGAACCATACGATTGTGTCAAGCAATTAATTAATTTGTTCTTTAATTCTTCCAAAGAACCTGCATTATCAATATGATGGTCGATGTAACCACCAATCCATCTCCATTCAGATTCATGCACGCCAGATTGTTCCAACATGAATCTTTCTGCTTTGTGGTCACCACGATTTGCTTTAGCGGCAATCTCATACCAATGTGGTTTCAATCCACGTTGTATTTCAATTAATACACCATTGAAACTATGCACAAATTCAATTTCATTTTGAAAACGAACATCTGTGATTACATAGTTTTGATTTGGATTTTGTTGTATATAATTTTTTAGTTTGATGATCCAAAAGTCTTTATGAAATACATCCCTACCAACTTCTGTTCCCATTAATTGCAAAGCCAGTCTTGGTGTAAAATCTTTACCCAATTCTTTAGACCAAAACTTGTCTGGTTGTTCACGCCATTCACGTGACTGTTCAGTATCACCTTCTAACAAGTGTCGAGGCCAACCAAACATTTCAGCTGCAACATCTTTAACACCCTTAGCAAAAGACACGGGAGTAAATCCCATGTCTTTTAACATATCACCTGCGGTGCCTTTACCTGAACCAATAAATCCAAGTAAACCAACAATCATTACATTTCTCCAACAAAATTTGCTACCGCTGGCATGTCACCTCTAAAATGGTATGTGCCGATGTGGTCTGCTCGCATCCAAGGACACAACCAAATTTGGCCACCAATCTTACGCCACAATTGACAGAACATATAATCTTCACTCAAATAACGATCCGAACCACCACCTGTTGCACTATCCTTAGTGTCAATGATAGTATCGAAGTATGCATGAATGTAACGTGAACCATCAAAGTGTGCTTGACCAACGTGGTCTGGTTTGTAACGTAGTTGTGGATATGCTTCTTCCATCTTTTTAAAGACTTCACGTTTAATTAACATAAAACCTGTTCCAATTTCCAAAACTTCAAGTGGATCAGCAACACTAAATCTTTCAGTTCCACGGACTGGATTGAAAACATAATCACCAGTTACTTTTTCCAAAGTTGATGCTTCAATTTGTGGATTTTTTTCTAGTGCCTTTTTGACTGATGCCCATTTGATAGCTTTCTTAGGATAAGGTCCACCAATAACATCTTTGTCCAAAGCAAGTAATGCAATAACATCTTGTGGATTAAAGTGAATATCAGAATCGATGAACAACATGTGTGTGCAATCTGAACGATTCAAAAATTCATCAACAAGATAGTTTCTTGCACGTGTGATTAAAGACTCATTGAAAAGAAATGAAAATTTCACTGTTACACCATACTGGACACATAGTGCTTGCAAATCAAGGCAAGCTTTAGCATACAATCCGTGG